CTTATGACGCCGCGCGCCGCAGTAAGCACACATTACAGAGCTGATGTGCTCGGTAGCCGAGTCGAGAATGATGCTTTCCGCAAAACTGCCTGGCACACCACGTGAATCGACATACTCGATCATGTTCTCGGTGCGCCCGGCGCTGTTGGTGAATGACCCCCGCCCGGTAAGTTTGATAATTTGGCCGCCGAGTTTCAGTCGGGATCCTTCTGGCAAACTTGCCAGACGTTCAGAGGTTAATCGCTCGTAAGGTTGCATAAAGACTCCTTAAAAGTGCGTGCGAAGGCCGCCCGCGTAATGCCAGGCCGATCGGTTGAATAGGGGGATTAGGCTGTTTTTCTATGCCACGGATAACCGATGGCAACCTTCATTTCGTCGTAGGCTGCCATCCACATGGCACCATCACCGATAAACAGGGCAATGGCTGCTTTACTCTGCGCGGCGCGCAGCAGGTGATGATTGATCATACCTTCACCTCAACCTGTTCCAGGAGGCCAGCGATATGCATCTGCCAGCGGTTAAGTATCAGCTTCTCGCGTGGTGCCGATACCGACGTTAGCTGCCACTCGTTATCGTTGAGCTTTTTGGCGGTGTACTGCTTGCCGTTGTGGGTGACTGTCATGATGCCTCCCGCTTTTCTTTGAGGTCGGCGCGTAGGTGAATTTCTTTCCCATCGGCGGCCGGGAAAATCAGGATGTCATCACGAACCGAGAGTAAGTGCGCTACTGCAAAAAGTGCTTCGTCAGTAACATCGAACTTCTCCCCAGTGAACTCACGAACGCCAGGTGCCAGCTTGCTTGGCTTGGAGCGGCCAGCAAAAATTCGCTTAGTCAGCCCAGAAAAACCTACTGTAATTGGATTGCTCATGATGCCTCCCGGGCGCGGAGCATTGCGTCGGCAATGCTGTATGCATCGCTTGCTAAATCACTAAACGCTCCATAGTTGCATTCGCTGCTGATGATTCCCTGCATAGCCTTCGCCGCGAAGTAGTCACGCAGCGTCATGCCAGGGCCAGAGTATTTGGAGTCGTAATTATCATCTCGGGTCGGAAACGCCTGTTCGTATTCTTTATTGCTCATAAATCCTCTTGGCCTTATCGCGGCGAACGGAACGGTTAATACAAGACTTCAACGCATTTATTCAGTGTTTCAATGGGCGGTGGATGGCCGCCGGTTGTCATAAATGGGCAGACTCGAAAATCTGCCTATGTATGACTGATAAAAAACCCGCCGGAGCGGGTTAATCATTTGTTACTGTGTAACCTTCGTTTTCAAGCCAGCGAACCACATCCGATTCATCCATTGCATCAAGAAGTGATGCCGCCGTGTACTCAGAAATAATTTCTTCAGGCTTAACACATTCAACTAATTCGATACTGTCGATATCGATTTCCATATGCCTATTCCATCCGTCGCCGTATGGGTTAATAGAGTTAATTTGTTTAACTTTTAACGTCGCATCTATTGCCATCGCCTTACCCTCTGTCGTTACCCGCTGATGCGGGAGAAATGCTTTGGCGATTGGATGGCCGGTGCTGATCTCCGGCATAAGGCGCTTTTTAGGCGGCTGGAGCTGACTTATTTGCTTAGCTATCCTCGGGAGTCAGTCACGTCCCCCTGCGCATCAGCCTGCGCATTCATCCAATCCCAAAACATTCCAGTTAGTGCCGGGGTATTTATCCGCGCCCGGCGCGCGCTCCCTTGCTTTCCACAGTCAAAGGAATGCCGTAGACTGATGAATCCACAGTCAAAAAAAGGAATTAGTTATGTCTGAAGTTAAAACTGAATTGTTAGTGAAGGAGCTATCTGCTCGCGTTGATGAGCTGGAAGATAAAAACGCTGCACTTAAGCTTCTTTTAGCTGCGATGTTTGCTTCAAGCACTCCAGAACAATCGCAACAACTAAGGGCGTATCTCTCTGAATGGAAAAGGCTAAACTCTGGTCAGACTCCCGACTCTGTATCCAGTCGTCTAAAAGAGATTGAAAGCGTTGTTGGCGAGCTTCGATAGCAGCATATTCTTGATTGGTCCGGTCGAGCAAAATTTTGACGACCGGATCTATTTTCTCCGTCATACATACCTCTCTGTTTGTTTACCGTCAGCCCCTCGCAAAGAGCTGCTGGTAAAGATTCCCCGATGTTCGGGAACTGAGCAGCAAACCATTCCGGTGCGGAGTCCTCTTCGTGTGCTATACCCGCCACGCGTTACACACCTGCCTCAATCCCATTGGGCGCCATTTCAATTTGCCAGGAGCGCTCCGGGTGATTTGCTGCTTGACTGAATTCTTAATGAGCAGGCGACTTGCTGTCCGCCGCTGGCTAACTTCGCTCAGCTGTCGATGTTTCGTTTCGATGGATTAAAGATACAGATAAAACTGTATTATCGTCAACAGACAAAACTGTATTTTATGGCGTGCGAAACATATGTTTCTGTATTTGTGAGTAATTTATTTTGTAAGGACGAAAAAAAACCGGCCTTAGCCGGTTTGATTAGACGTTTGAGAGGGGGTTTTAGCGTTTGCGGCGGTAAATACGGTGCTCAATCATTACACCGATAATGGTTAAAGGCTGGTGATCGCTGTTAATGACAGGGTAGTCGTCATTGAGTGGGACCAGTTCAAAGTGCTGGCAGCCGAGAGGGTCTATCCATGTCGGGCGGTATTTCTTAAAAGTAGCCTGTGTTCCGCCGTTCTTCGCTACAACAAATTCGCCAGGGGTTGGCTCAACCTCAGGATCGACAATAATAACGTCACCAGCTTTGAAGTCAGGCTCCATTGAGTCGCCTTCAATGCGCAACGCAAAAGTGTGCTGTGACACATCCAGATCAGTGAGGATGTATTCAAGGCTGCCATCGAAAGCCTCGATAGGGTTTTTCTCGGCCAGTGCTCCTGCCTGTACGTAGCTTATCAACGGAACTCTCCTGCTGTTGACCTCTGCCATCGGCATAAACGCGCCGCCGTTCATTAGCCAATCAGCATCGCATTTAAGCGCCTTGGCTATTCCAATTATATTACGTGGCTTGAGAGTTTTCCCATCTTCAATGCTCTGCCATGACTGCTGCCGGATACCGGCCTTCTCAGCAGCTTCTGTCTGGGTTAATCCCAGCTCGATTCTTTTCTGTTTAACGCGATCCGCAAGGCTCATAAATCCCTCTCTCTGTATGCCTTGATAGTCACAGTTAAAACTGTAATTGACAAACAGAAATAACTGTCACAGAATACAGATAAAACTGTGGAGGTGATATGGAAACAATTTCTCAACGCCTCAAGCAAAAACGTGAAGAGATGAATCTGTCTCAGGACCAGTTAGCAAAACTGGCTGGTATGAAACAGCAATCACTTCAGGCCATCGAGGCCGGGACTACTAAGCGTCCACGTTATTTGGTTGAGCTGGCTCGGGCTCTCAAATGTGAACCTGAATGGCTTCTTTTTGGCGATGAGCCGAATAAAACAACAGCCGCTTAACGGCGGCCTTAACAACGAAAGGGAAAGCAATGCATTCACTTGCGTATCAACACAATACCGTAATACACCCGGCAGCGGTGATAAACCGCGCTCAACCTAAGGCGGCGCCAGACCACGAAAAGATCCGCGATGCGGTCCGGGCATGGTCGTCGGCGCTGGACAATCAGGACGTCGTTTCGGCGCTGATCATCAACGAATACCGGGAGCAGGGCGGGACCGCCATCAGCTTTCCGGAAGACATCAGCCGGGCGCGCCAGAAGCTTTTCCGCTTCCTGGATAACCGTTTCGACTCAGAACAATACCGCGAGAACGTGCGCCAGCTGACACCGGCAATTATGGCCGTGCTGCCGGTTGAGTATCGCACTCGTCTGATCGGTGCAGATTGCAAAATGTCTCGCTTGGCTGAGGCCGAGAAAGAACTCGCAGAAGCTAAACAGGCCGTGCTGCTGGACGCTCCAGAGCATCAGAAGCTGAAAGAGGTAAGCGAGGGTATAGCGTCGCTGTTCCGCCTCATGCCGGAGCAGGTAGGACCGCTGATGACGATGGTTACGTCGATGCTGGGGGTTATGTGAGAACTACAAAAATGGCGAAAGCCGGTCTGCGCGAACAGAACCGACTTTCAGGTGCAAATGCAGATAACAAGTGCGAGGTCATTATGACAAATGCTAATCCAAAACGCCAGGCGCAGGAGGTTTAACTGTGTCGAACGTCGCTTACGCAAATTTCGCGGCGCACTCAGCCGCAAGGAGCAACAGGATGGAGAACCAGAAGTCTGGTTACGTCCCGTTGTACCGGAGCATCAAGAAGAAGTCCTGGGCTAAGGATGTGTTCCTGCGCGCGCTGTGGGAGAACCTGCTCATTGACGCAGCCAGACAGCCATACACGGCATTCTTCAAGGGCAAGCAATGGCCTCTGCAACCCGGTCAACTGGTCGTCACTGCTGCAGATCTTGGCCTTCAGTTGTGTGACCGTCAGGGAAACCCGACAAGCCGCGACGCTGTGGAGAGAATGCTGTCAGTTTTCGTCCGCGAAGGGATGATTTCCATCGAGGGAGAGAAGCGAAAAGGCAGGGTGATCACCATCACAAATTACGTCGAATATGTTCAAAAAATGGACGACTTACCCGCACATAAAGCCGCACATACAGGCGCACATTATGAAGCCAGTAACGGCGCTGGTTCAGACGGGTATGCCGCACATAAGGCCGCACAATTCCCCGCACATCATGAACAAGAAGGTAATAACAAGAATATAAATAACTCTACGTCCGAGAATTCTGACGAATCCTCTGACAAGCCCGGAAAGAAACCGCCTGTCATGAAACCTGAAGCGGCAATTCAGAGCGGCACGAAGTGGGGTAACTCAGAAGACCTACGCTGCGCTGAATGGCTGTTCACCATGGTGCAAAGCATTTCACCATCTGCCAAAAAACCAAACTACGCAGCGTGGGCTAACGACATCCGCCTGATGCGCGAGCGTGACGATCGCACCCATTACGAAATCGCTGCCCTGTTCAAATGGGCCTGTAACGACAAGTTCTGGAAGGGGAATGTTCTATGCCCGGCAACGCTGCGCGACAAGTGGACTCAACTCGATATCAAACGCAACAAGCAGCAGACAGGCGAAGAACCTGGCAAGCCGGATCTGGACTTCAACAACACTGACTGGGCCTATGAGGTGATGCGATGAAATCTCTTGCAGAGCAGATGCGTAACCATGACCGCGAGCAGATGAGCCGCATGGCCCACAACCTGCCAGAGCAGTACCAGGAGCGCGCGCCGGTCGAGCAGGTAGCGCAGGTATTCAACAAGCTGTTCAACGAGTTGCGCGCCGCGTTCCCGGCCAGCATGTCGAACTTCCGCACCCAGGACGACCTGAACGAATTCCGCCGTCAGTGGCTACTGGCGTTTCAGGAGAACGGGATCCACTCAATGGCGCAGGTTGATGCCGGTATGCGAGTGGCTCGCAGCCAGGTACGCCCATTCCTTCCGTCGCCGGGCCAGTTCGTCGCCTGGTGCAAACAGAGCGGCGGGGTGCTGGGTATCACCGTTGACCAGGTGATCGCCGAATACTGGGACTGGCGTAACCGCTCGTTCGAATTCACCTCCAGCGAACAATTCCCCTGGTCGCAGCCGGTCATGTACCACATCTGCGTCGAGTTACGCCACCGCAGCACAGAGCGCCAGTTAACGCATGGTGAGCTGGCACGCGAGGCTGGCGATCTACTGGACATGTGGGAGAAGCGCGTCACAGAGGGTAAGCCAGTTCCGCCGGTACGCCGGGCAATTGCAGCACCAGCTGCTGAGCACGGACCGACGCCGATCCAGCTGCTTCAGGCCAAGTACAACCGCAACAAGTCGAACGGGATGGTGTGAGATGAAAGGCAAACAGGCAATTCTGCGTTATCTCGAAACGCACCGGACCTTCACTGCGAAGGATGTTGCCACAGAGTGCGGCATGACCATCAACTGCATCACGAAGAACGCTATCGATCTGGAGCGGGCCCGGAAGATTGTGCGCGTGAGCAAGGTCTGGCGAACGGTGACTTATCGCCTGGCTACGCCGGAAGAGCAGGCTGGTACGGCGCGCAGTTGCACCAACGGAATATTTCAGGAGTGCCGCAACAGCGCGGCTATGAAGCGAGTATTGATGGTTTGGGGGAGGGTAGGGGTATGAGCGTAAAACGTTACGAAGTCAATGGTCCATCTTCAGTATTTGAAGACGAAAACGGAAGTCTTGTGGATTACGAAGACTACGCCTCACTTGAAGCCAGATGCGCGGCGTTGGCTGCGGAGAATGGGGTATTACTCGCAATCATGAATGAGCAGGCTGGAAGTTTTGGCGCTACTTTAGCTGAGGGATTCCATGACGCCGTTATGGAGTCAGGGAGTGATCAGCTGATTGATATCTACCAGCGACGTTTACAGCAAGCCATTCAGTGCATTCCGCCAACCACATCTACCGACGCTTTCCTGGCTGAATTACGGGCTCAAGGCGTGGAGATGTTTGCCAAAGAGATGCATGCAGATATCAGCGGTGATGATGCCCGCGAGTTCGCCGCCCAGCTTCGTAAAGGAGTGCAGTCATGAGCATGATGGATTTCGCAGAAACTAAAAAGGCGATCGACGCTATTACAACCGACTGGTCGATCCGTGGCCCATACCACGAAGACGACGGCAAATATTACGCTTTGCTTCGTGGAGAGTGGGTTGGTGGCGGGCATGTAGGAAAACGAAAAGCCCTTGACGCAATCTTCGAAAAGTTAACCAGCGAGGCAGCCCAATGAGCAACATCGACAAACATGCTTTGACTGCTGAATCAGCGCGCGAATCAGGAAACATCCTGCTCATCGTAGCCGCTCGTATGGCTCGTCGTGAGCTCTTCACGCCACTGCATTGCGTCAGCGAGCTGCCTCAGAAAGTGGTCAGCATGCGCGTATTCCGCGAGGCGCTGGAAAGGTCTGAGGAAACTCTACAGCGTGAAGTATGCAAAATCGTGGATGGCAACGATCGGTTGCAAAAGAATCTGAAAGAGGCTGAGGCAAAGCTGGAAGCCGCAGAGAAGCGGATTGCTGAGCTGGAGCGTAAAGAACAGCACAGTGAACGCCAGTCAGTCATTGATGCGCTGGCTGCTTCGGGTGAAGCATGGAGTGATATCGAAGAATACATGCAGAAGTGGGACGCGGAACGCGCCTCCGCAGCCGGTAAAGGGGAGTGAACGTGAAACCAGCTAACCTGGCACCAGTTTACTGCGCTCTATACCCAGCGCTGGCAGAGATAGCCCGTAAGCATGGTTATGCGATGGCTATTCACGGGACAATGGCGCGTGACTTTGATCTGATTTGCATACCCTGGGTCGAGACGCCATCGAAACCTGAGGAAGTGGTTGCAGAAATCACAGCTACTTATGCCACTACCGATATCACCAATCCTGGGTACAAGCATCACGGTCGCCTTGCTTACTCAGTGTGCTTTGGATTTGGCGAGTTCTTTGCTGACCTGTCATTCATGCCGACCATCGAGGACTAACCCATGAGCACTATTACCAAAGAACAGTTACGCGAACGTGCGCGCGAAAAGGTTAAGAGCCTGGAGTTTGCTGTTACTCAGGCCGCTTTCGCTGATTCTCGCGCGGAGCTTGAAGAAGAACTGGAGCTGGCTCGTATCGCGCTGGCATCGCTCGAAGCGGGGCCTGCCATTCACCGGTGGCGTCGTGTGACCTCTGAACCATACGGCCCCTATCCTTGGCATTATGGTGATTTTATCGGCTTCTCAAAGCCCGTTGATGGGATTGAGGATGAGTATTTTTACTCCGCACCGCCAGCGCCAGCGCCAGTGTCCGATGAAGATAAGGTGTTGGCAGAACAAGCAAGAGCAGTAATTCACTGCCTTGATATGTGCGGTGTTCCATCTGGCGACTATGCGGATAACGAGCAACTTCAGTTGTGGGGAAGGGTAATAGAATATGGCCGCCACCCAGCGTCGGTATCTGTGCCCGCTGCGATGGAAATGGATGATGACTTTGACAGCGCGTTTGAACACGGAAAAGCTGTCGGCTGGAACGCCTATCGAGCAGCCATGCTTCAGGGTGCCAATGGCACCCTCACCAATGAGGGTACCATACCAGTCACGCAATTTAAGCCGGTAGCAGACCTGTACGGCTTAACCTCACCAACTGGCGGTGAAACATCGTTCACTTTCGACGCTGTTGAAGCTCGCGATTTTATTGATGGCGGGTGGTCATGTCAGGAGTACGTGGAGCTTGAACGCTTTCAGGAGGCCGTGAGCGGCAACTCTCCGGTGATTCCGGATGGTTTCTGCATCATGCCGAAGAAGCTGACAGCAGAGAACGGTGGAAAAGGCGCATTGTCTGGTGAGTTTCACGTCACTAATCGTATCGTTTGCCAGTCATGCGGTGGAGAAGGATGCGAGGACTGTAACGATGAAGGTGGGTGGGATGCTGAAATACCTGTGAGTTGGGACACCATCAAGCGAATACATGAGGCCGCAGTTGAAGCTTGCTCGCTGCCAGCAGCACCGCAACAGGAGGTGAAGTGATGGGCAAGTTTACTTTCGTCATTGAGTTCGAAGACGGAAAGGAGCCGCCAGTACATGCCCATATGGAAGCTTTGGGCGGGAAGGTTGTAGCGGTCGCGTTCCGGGATGCATTGAGCGAGGACAATCCTCCGAAGACGATCAATACATATCCTCAGGTGCTTAGCGAGATGCGGTGCTTTATCTGCAATGGTAAGCACCCGATCGGTATCGCCTGCCCATTAAGTTCGCCAACAGTGGTGTCTCATGATGCCTAACCCATTCGATGCAGAAAGGCTGTAAGAAAAAATAGCAAACTATTTTAACTCATTGATATATACACATGTTTTACAATTTAACGGCTTCATTTCCTCTTTCTTGGTGGTACATTCATTTGGCGATGTAAAACCAACAGGAGGCGTTATGAGTATCGATCAACTTTGCATGAAACAAGAGTGTTGGGCATTGGAGATGCTTGGTAGGGTTGGCGCTTTAACGCAGTGCCCCCATCATGAGGGCGCTTATGTTGATGAAGGCGTAGATGAGGCTAACATCTATAAATACGCAGCTGGAGCTTATAAAAAAAGCAATGGTGGTCATCCATTTGAAAATTTTAAAGAGATGACTGATGCCGTTAAAGGCGCATACGAAGAGCACGGTGGAAATGATGTTTGCCCGCTGTGCTTTAAACGCGTGGACGACTAACTCATTGGCCTCTCCGGAGGCCTTTCTCTTACGTTGATTTTGTTGAATCAACCGTCCATAATCATGTCATCGGAGCCTGAACAACTCCGGTGACTTCTGCGCATTTAAGGGGACTTAAATGCGACCACAATATGAAATCCTCACCTTGTTACAGATGCAGAAATGCACCTGCGATTTTCTGCATTCTGCGTTACCTCTCGGAGGTGGCGTATGAAGCAGCAATTCCACCTCGTCAACGACGCCATCAAGCAAAACGCTATCAACTTCATCCGGGAGCTACCGGTGGATGCCAAGCGCCCGTTAGTTCTCGATATCAAGGAGATGACCCGCACACTCGATCAGAACAAAAAAATGTGGCCGCTGCTTAAAGATCTCTCCGACCAGGTTACGTGGTTTGGCAATAAGTACGATTCTGATGACTGGAAAGACCTGATCACCGCTATGGTCGCCAAGTCCAAAAAGCAAGAGCAGCGCATGGCACCCGGCCTTGATGGTGGCGTTGTGATGTTCGGTCAGCGCACCAGTAAGATGACTGTCCGCCAGATGGTCGAAGTCATTGAGGCTATCTACTGGTTTGGCACTCAGCAGAACGTCAAGTTCAGCGAAAAATCTCGCCTTGAAATTGAATGGGCTAAACGCTGGGGTGAGCGCAATGAGTAGCCCACTTTCCCGCGTCATCACAAACGAAATCTTCCGCGTTACGGCGCGCCGCCAGCGCAAGACCGTGGTTAAGCCGTCCGACATCCCGACACTGAAAGGCTACACCGCCAGCCTGGTGGATCAGAAATGGCTGCGTCTCGCGGCGAGGAGAAAATCTGCATGAGCATGTATCAACGCATTAATGGCGCTGAATGGCGCAATATTTTCGTCGTCGGCGATCTGCACGGGTGCTACACGCTGCTGATGAATGAGCTCGAAAAAGTTTCGTTCGACCCTGCGTGTGATTTGCTGATTTCGGTTGGAGACCTTGTTGACCGCGGCGCGGAAAACGTCGAGTGCCTGGAGCTGATTACTATGCCGTGGTTCCGGGCTGTGCGCGGAAACCATGAGCAGATGATGATTGATGGCCTGTCAGAGCATGGAAATGTTAATCACTGGGTGGCAAACGGCGGTGGGTGGTTCTTCTATCTGGACTACGACAAAGAGATTCTGGCTAAAGCGCTGGCTCACAAAGTCACTGAGTTGCCGCTGATCATCGAGCTGTTTACCGCTGAGCGTAAAATCGTTATCTGCCACGCTGACTACCCGCATAACGAATATGCGTTCGATAAGCCAATACCCGAAGAAATGGTGATCTGGAATCGTGAGCGGGTTAGCGACGCTCTGGACGGCATTGTATCGCCGATAGCCGGTGCTGATCTGTTTATCTTCGGCCACACCCCAGCGCGCCAGCCCCTGAAGTATGCCAACCAGATGTACATCGATACCGGTGCCGTGTTCTGCGGAAACCTCACACTGGTACAGGTTCAAGGTGGTTCCCATGTGTAAACCATCCCGCCGCAAGTGCAAAGTATGCGGTGAATACTTCGTGCCGAAATTCCACGACATCCGGATCCGCTGGTGCTGCCCGGAACACGGCGCAATCCTCGCAATGGAAGAACGCGAGAAGGAGAAGGTGAAAGCCGCCGCTAAGCGAATCAAGGAGCAGAAAGAGGCAGAGAAGGCCGGGCGCAAACGCCGCAAGGAACGCCTGGCAGAGCTACGGCCTGCTGGTTACTACAAAGCGCAGGCTCAGCAGGCTTTCAACGCCTACATCCGAGCGCGTGATGCTGATTTGCCATGCATTAGCTGCGGCGAGGCCAACCCGCCTGATCTGCACGGCGGGCAATGGGACTGCGGCCACTTCAAAACGGTCGGCGCCAACCCTGAATTGCGCTTTGAAGAACGCAACGCCCATAAGCAGTGCAAATCGTGTAATGCGGGAGCGGGCAAATACACCGCCAAAGAGGCGACGGTCGCGCAGCAATACGAAGCTGGCCTGGTCGCTCGTTACGGCCAGGAATACGTCGACTGGCTCAATGGCCCCCATGAGATGACCAACTACCGCCGGGAAGACTTCATCCGGATCCGCGATAAGTACCGCGTCAAGCTCAAAGCACTGAAACAGCGGGAGGCAGCGTGAAGACATTCACTCCAGTTGAAGCGAGAAAGTTCGTTGCCAGCACCTGGTATGAAACGACACAGCTTTCGAAAAGAGAAAGGCTGTATGCGAAAGCTCGCGAACTGATAAGCGGCGATCGAGCGGAAATTATCTGTCAGACAGAAAACCCTGAATACAGAAAGTCAGCACGGGAGTGGTGGAATCATGACCAGAGCTGATTTCGAAAAGTATCAGGCAGAAAGCGTTAAGCGCGCCAACCTACCGCCAGTAGCAAAGCACAGCCAGACCAAAACCAACCAGCCACAGAAGGAAGCCGCATAATGAACCTCGAATCAATCGCTAAATACTTTGCGCCTAAATCACCGATGTTCAGTGACTCTCCTCACGCAACCGCATCAGACAGTCTCACCGGCACTGACGTTATGGCGGCGCTTGGCCTTGCTGGCCACAAGTGCGGGTTTGGTTTCGATCTTTACCTCTCGAAAATCGGCATTAGCAGCCCAGATATAGCACTGGAGAGACTCTATGAGCAGGCACGTAAGTTATCAGGTAAATTCAGAGCACTGTCTGAACTCGATGAATCAGCTCGGTCAGGCGTGCTTAAGGTTCTCTGCGCTTTTGCATACCAGGATTATTCAAGAAGTGCTGCCAGCACTCGAAAATGTGATTGCTGTGATGGTGGCGGATTTACAGAGGCGCAAGTGTTTACCAACAAGGTCTCATACCCATGGGGGAAACCGCCTTACTGGTCGAAAATGTCGCGTGCCGTTCGCCCAAGCGACTGGGAGAGCTGGACACAGGCGCGTGAGGTGGTGCGAGTTAAATGCAAGCCGTGTAACGGAAAAGGCGTTATCAGCAATTCGTGTCGCTGCCATGGCAAAGGTAAGGTGCTGGACAAGGCAGAAAGCGATCGCCAGGGCGTTCCGGTGATGAAAGCCTGTGACCGCTGCGGTGGAAGAGGTTACGCCAGACTGAAGTTCTCAACGGTGATAGAGGGAATTAATACTGTTGCGGAGATAAAGAAAACGGCGGCTTATGACCAACTTCAGCCGCTCTTTGAGGAACTTGTCGCCGAATGCCATAAGCAGGAGTCTATGGCTGATGCCATTCTCTCAAAAGTAACGAGATGAAAATAATTTTCTCTGATATTGAAAATATATAGGAAATAGGTATTGCATTTCGCGGAAAAACTGGATAGATTCATCTCTAACGCTGGGAATCCGTTCAGTCGTTCCGAAGCCAAAAAAATTCAAGCCCGAGGTTAACGCCTTGGGCTTTTTTATTTGCGGTACGCCGCACACAGAACCCACTACCTGGGACCCTTAGGCCGAAGAGCCGACATTGCCACACCCTCATCTTCCCGGCCTGTCGCCGGGTTTTTTATTTGCGATGTCCGGTCGTTGTTTCCTAGCATCCTTCCACTCTACACAAACAGCACCCCGTTCTTTCGGAGGTGATATGGCTAAACGTATGCAAGATAAAGAAAGCATTGCCGGGATGTCCTGGCTGGTTCTGCTGATCATTGCTTGCTGGGGTGGACTTGTCCGCTACCTGATAGATGTGAAGCAGAGCAAGGCAGCATGGAGCTTGATCAATGCTCTTGCCCAAATGGTGGTTTCAGGGTTTACCGGCGTTATTGCTGGTCTGGTGAGCATTGAAAGCGGACTCAGCATTTACATGATACTGGCCACTTCCGGAATTAGCGGGGCAATGGGTTCTGTTGCTTTGACCTATTTCTGGGAGCGCATTACCGGAGTTAAGGCGCCATGACAGCAGATCAGATTATTGAGGGCATCCTCGGTAAAGAAGGGGGTTACGTAAATAACCCGAATGATAAAGGCGGCCCAACGCGCTGGGGTATCACGCAGACTACCGCCCGCGCATATGGCTATAGCGGCGATATGAAGGCGTTACCACGGGATACAGCCAAAGCAATTTATCTGTCGCAATACTGGACTGAACCGAAGTTCGACCGCATTGCCGAGTTGTCGCCAGTAATTGCACAGGAATTGTGTGATACCGGCGTGAACATGGGACCGCGTGTCGCCAGTACATTCCTGCAGCGTTGGTTATCGGCGCTGAATATGCAGGGCAAGCTATATCCGGATCTGAAGACGGACGGCGCGATCGGCGATCTCACCATCGCCGCCCTGAAAAGTTATCTCGCCGTTCGTGGCAAAGATGGCGAAGCCACGCTGCTAAAGGCGCTGAATTGCAGCCAGGGGGCTCGCTATCTTGAGCTTGCTGAAGCTCGGGCGGCAAATGAAGATTTTCTCTATGGTTGGGTAAAGGAAAGAGTGGAACTATGAACTATCTCATTAACCGGCTGAAAGAGCCGTCAACCTGGCGCGGCATCATTTTGGTCATTGCTGGCGTATTTGGCTACCAGATGCCGCCGGACATTCAGGAAACCGTCATCGCTGGCGGCGTAGCGCTGGCTGGCGTTGTTGGCGCGGTTATGCCGGACAGCGTTAAGAAGTAATCAATCAGCAACCAACCGAAAAGGCTACGAAATGAGTGAAGCTAAACCGCAGGACGGCAGCACCGTAAAGGGCTATCGCAAACTTGATGAGAAAGATATAGCCAATATGAACCGGCTGAAAGAAATTAGCCGCCAATTCATCGCGCAGCTGGAGTTCCTTAAAGGTGGTGATGCTGACCCACGCTGGATCGCCATGGCAAAAACTGAAATGCAGAAAGCTTGTATGTTCGGATGTCGCGCTGTTGCTCAACCTGATGACGACTGTTAGGCATTACAGAGCCACTTCAAGAGGTGGCTCGATAATGTCACAACGAGGTAATCCATATGCGCACTACTGGGATCCTAATGGCGGAAATTACGCTTCGCCCACATATGAAGCCGCTGCTCATCCTTTCAGTGCTTTTGCGCTGGGGCTGGCTCACTAAGAAGTGTATCCGGATTAGCCCTGGAATTGGAAAGAAGACGTGATTATAAAGTTCTGCAAATTGCGTCTGAAATACGCCATTGACAGAGTTTTATATAAGTTTGTTGATGCATTGGTGTCGAAATTACCGAGCAAGTATCTTCGGTGCCCAGAGGATTGTTCTGCATGACTGAAAATGACAATCGCAGACCATACCCTCCCGTCAACTTCACTGGCGAAAACTGGCTGCCATATACCCGGCTAATCCCTGCTGCCGAAATCGGCGAATGGGTAAATCAGAACATCCTCTCTGAAGACGGGCGAATCCATAATCACGACCATACGCACTTGCTCGACGCTGATGTCGCGTTCATGTGGGCCTCTGGCTCATTCGCCAAAAGCGGGCGCATTGTGCTTGGTCAGTGTGAGCAGGTAATGATGCGCGCCGGCGGCTGGCAGAAGTCCCGCATGGAACAGCAGATGCATGAATGGTTCGGACGCATACCGAAGTTCATCATCACCCTGGCTGCCGACTACTGCGAGCAATGCAACGATCTGGAGTTCTGCGCACTGGTGGAGCATGAGCTTTACCACATTGCCCAGGCTACCGATGATTACGGCGCGCCGAAGTTCAACAAAGAGACCGGGATGCCGGTTCTGAAGCTTCGCGGCCATGACGTCGAAGAGTTCGTTGGAGTGGTCCGGCGTTACGGCGCCAGCAAAGACGTGCAGGAAATGGTTGATGCGGCGAACAGGCCGGCGGAGGTTGCTCATATCGATGTTGCCAGGGCGTGCGGGACGTGCATGCTGAAGCTGGCGTAAATTTGGAATGCTTTGGAAGGATGGTGATGTATGGCTGCACTAAAACCAGAAGTGAAAGCCGCCATCGTTCAAATGCTTGCGTGCTATGACACCCTGTCGATTGTGGTCGAGGCCATCCAAAAAAATTTTGGGATAAAAGTAACTCCTCAGCAGGTTGAATCACACGACCCGACGAAGGTTAGCGGTAAGGGATTGGCTAAGAAATGGGTAAACCTTTTCAATGCTACCCGCGAGCGGTTCCAGACCGAGATTTCAGATATTCCGATCGCCAACAAAGCCTATCGTCTCCGCGCGCTTGACCGGATGATGACTCGCGCCGAGGGAATGAAAAACATGGCGCTGGCTGCCTCGCTGATGGAGCAGGCCGCCAAAGAGTGCGGGGATGCGTACAGCAACAAACAGAAGGTCGAGCACACCAGCCCGGACGGAACCATGACTCCGCAGCCGACCATCATCCAGCTACTCCCCGTTGAGCCGAAAGCATGAGTGAAGCTGTTCAACTGCCGATCCCCGCCAAGCTTGCGCCACTGTTCACTGCCGTGAATAAGCGTTACCGGTGCTCGCATGGTGGGCGTGGCAGCGCTAAGACGCGAACCTTCGCACTGATGACAGCCGTGAAGGCGTATCAGTCGATGATGAACGGTGAGAGCGGAGTGGTGCTCTGCGCGCGTGAGTTCATGAACTCGCTGGAAGAGTCGAGCATGCAGGAGGTGAAACAGGCGATCCTGTCTGTTCCCTGGCTGGCCGCCAACTTTGATATCGGCGAGAAGTACATTCGCACCATCGACAAGAGCGTTAACTATGTCTTTTGCGGTCTGCGGCATAACCTCGACAGCATCAAGTCGAAAGCGCGCATCCTACTCTGCTGGGTGGACGAGGCTGAATCAGTCAGCGAAATAGCCTGGCAGAAGCTTAGCCCGACAGTTCGTGAGGAAGGTTCGGAGATTTGGGTGACGTGGAACCCGGAGCGCGACGGAAGCGCAACGGATAAACGTTTCCGAAAAGAGGCTGGTGACGACTGCATCACCGTTGAAATGAACTACACGGATAACCCGTGGTTCCCCGACGTGCTGGAAGGTGAGCGACAGAACGATCAGCGCCGCCTCGACCCGGCAACATACGCCTGGGTATGGGAAGGGGCCTATCTCGAAAACTCCGATAAGCAGGTTCTGGCCGGTAAATACCGGATCGCTGAGTTCTCGGAAAATCTCTGGAAAGAAGCTGATCGCCTGTTCTTCGGTGCCGACTTCGGTTTCGCCAAAGACCCTAACACGCTGGTTCGTTCGTTCATCTTGCACAACCGGCTGTACATCGAATACGAGGCGTACGGGCAGCAGACAGAGCTCGACCACATGCCAGAGCTATACGACACAATTCCCGGATCGCGTGACTGGCCCATCAAGGCCGACTCCGCTCGACCCGAGACGATTAGCTATCTCAAGCGGCAGGGATTCAACATCTCAGCTGCCGAGAAATGGCAGGGGAGCGTTGAGGACGGTATCGCCCATCTTCGCGGTTTCGACGAAATCATTATTCACCCGCGTTGCAAGAACGTGGCGCGTGAGGCTCGCATGTGGTCGTACAAAACGGACCGCATCACCGGTGAGGTGTTGCCGAAGCTCGCCGATGGCTATGAGCACTGCTGGGACGGTATCCGCTACAGCCTCGACGGTCACATTAAGCGTAAGGGCCAGATGGCCGGGATGATGATTCCGAAACGCCTTCGCTAACCAAACGGAAAAACCATGACTGACAAATTAACTCTCGCCGTCAACCATGCGTTGAACGATGCGCGGATGGTGCGCGCCCGTATGGGGCTGTTGGCACCAACGATGGGTTTGGACAACAAGCGCCATTCAGCATGGTGCGAGTATGGCTTCCCTGAGCAGGTAACCTACGAAAACCTCTATGCCCTTTACCGCCGCGGTGGTATCGCTCACGGTGCAGTTGAGAAGCTGGTGGGCAAGTGCTGGCAGACGAACCCGGAAATCATCGAGGGTGACGATGCCGACGAGAGCGAAAACGAAACTGCCTGGGAAAACAAGTCAAAGCAGGTATTCAACAACAGGTTCTGGCGATCATTTGCCGAGGCGGATCGTCGTCGCCTTGTCGGTCGTTATGCAGGCATCCTTCTGCACGTCCGCGATGAAAAAGACTGGAACCTTCCGGTTACCAAAGGGCGAGGGTTGCAGAAGGTTTCCGTGGCGTGGGCCGGATCGCTAACGGTGAGCGAGTGGGACACTGGGCTGAACTCGAAGACTTACGGTCAGCCGAAAATGTGGCAGTACGCCGAACGCTTGCCGAATGGTTCAAGTCGCCGCGTCAATATCCACCCCGATCGTGTTTTCATCCTTGGTGATTACTCAGACGATGCTATTGGCTTCCTTGAGCCAGCTTATAACGCCTTTGTGAGCCTGGAGAAGGTAGAGGGCGGGTCTGGTGAGTCATTCCTGAAGAACGCCGCTCGCCAGTTAGCACTTAGTTTCGACAAGGAAATCGACTTTGGCAGCATTGCATCTATGTACGGCGTTAAAGTAGATGAGTTGCAGGATAAATTTAACGACGCTGCACGCGAGATGAATCGCGGCAATGATGTGCTGCTTTCTCTCCAGGGGGCCAGCGTAACCTCCCTTGTTTCTCCGGTTTCTGATCCGTCTCCAACCTATAACGTAAACCTGCAAACAGCCGCCGCAGGAGTTGATATCCCGACGCGCATTCTGGTTGGTAATCAGCAGGCCGAGCGCTCCAGCACCGAAGACCAGAAATACTTTAATGCTCGTTGTCAGTCGCGCCGCGTAGACCTCTCTTTCGAAATAGAGGACTTCTGCGACAAACTTATCGATCTGCAAATCGTAGACTCAGTCAGCCAGAAGGCTGTTATCTGGGATGACCTTAACGAACAGACCGGTACTGAGAAGCTCACTAACGCCAAGACCATGGGCGAGATTAACCAGACCATGCAGGGCAGCGGCGAAGAGCCAGCATTCAGTCGTAAAGAGATTCGCACGGCTGCGGGCTATGACAATGATGACGAGGAGCCGTTAGGAGAAGAGGATGGCGACGAAGAAGACGAAGCCACCGATTCTGCCGCGTAACTATCAGGATCCGACTGGGGCCGATGCGCTGGAACGCCGGGCAATGAAAGACTTCGCCAGGCGGATGAATAAGATTGGCAAAGCGTACAAATCAGCACTCAACAAAATACCTTCCTCCCTCGCAGTAAACGCCAGATACGAATACCAGCTAAACCCAACGCTACTTTCCATCATCCTGAACGATGCCAGTTACCTGGTGGATCAGGTGCTGCTTGAAGGTGGCGATTACGACCTGTGGTTTTACGAGTACATCGACCTTGCTTCGGAGAAAGGGACCGGGCAGTCGTTCTACAACCTCAGCCAGCAGTCGACGGTGTACGCCGCTGGTCGTGAGTCGTTAGCGTCCATCCTCGCAAGCGACCCTTACCAGCAACGAATGGCGCTGGTGCATGCCCGTGTGTTTGAGGAAATGAAGGGGCTGACGGCTGACGTTAAGCGCGATATGGCGCGTGTGCTGACTGATGGCGTGGGGCGTGGTCTCAATCCGCTGGATATTGCCCGCAACCTGACGGACCAGACCGGTATCGAGAAGCGCCGGGCGAACCGGATAGCACGCACTGAAGTGACGACCGCGCTGCGCCGGGCCAAGTGGGATGAAGACCAGGAGGCGAATGACCTCTTCGGCATGAAAACTCTACTGGTTCACATCTCGGCTCTGTCACCGACAACGCGACATACACACGCAGTGCGCCATGCTCACCTCTACACCAATGAAGAGGTCCGTGACTGGTACAGCAAGGATGGCAACTCCATCAACTGCAAATGCAGCCAGCAGTCGGTGCTGGTGGATGCGGACGGTAAGCCGGAATACCCGGACACCATCACGAAACTCAAACAGGAATATAAATCGATGCAGGCGCGCGGTTACGCCTGGGCGGAGAAATAACTATGCCTATGCAGGTCAACATCACCACGAAGGTGAACAGCCAGTCTATCCGGCGCGAAACATACAACGGTCGCGAGCATCTGGTGCTGCCGAGTTACACACTCCCGGCGAACGTCGTCATGAATGGCGGGCTGTACACGCAAGAGCAAATCGACGCCCACTATAAGGGGCTGGAAGGCACCCTGGCGCCGCTGGGCCACCCTCAGGTTAACGGTCAGTTCGTGTCTGCTTTCTCCCCAGAGGGGATTAACGCAGGCCATATCGGCGCTTGGAACCGCAACGTCAAGAAGTCCGGTAATCGCATCTACCTCGAAAAGTGGGTTGATGTGGCTCGCGCTAATGAGTCGGAAGGTGGAAGGGAGCTTCTTGAGCGTGTCGCTGCCATTGAGCGCGGCGAAGACGTTCCGCCGATTCATACCAGCGTGGCCGCTTTCCTCGACCAGCTTGAACCGAACGAACAGCAACGCGCCACCGGTGCTGAGTGGGTAGCTGATATCCACGGCATGGACCACGACGCAATCCTGCTGCACGAAGTAGGCGCAGCGACACCAGAGCAGGGCGTTGGCCTGATGGTTAACGCCGATCTGGCTCAGCCGCTTAAGGCGAACTCCGGCGCGCTGGTGGGTGAATCCTACCGGGAGCGCGAACAGCGTCTCGATCGCGCAGCGAAAGCGAAGTTTGCGGCGGGAGCGGATGAATACGCCTGGGTTGCTGACTTTACCGACTCGCAGGTGGTTATCGTGCGAAATGGCGGAGATGCGCAGGTTTACGGTTATTCCGCTGATGGCGGGAAGATCACAATCGACGATACCGGAACCGCAGTAGCGCGCCAGGAGTCGTGGGTGGCGGTCGTCGCTAACAAATTCAAAGCTCTATTCACACCGCAGGAACAGCCTGCACCAAACCACAAAACGGAGGGCGACATGCCTTTAACCAAAGAAGAACTGGAACAAATCGGCAGCATGATTGGCCAGGCTGTTGCGACCAATACAGAAGCGGCAATTAAGCCTCTCGCGGAAAAGGTTGATGCGCTGCAGGCCAATCAGAAGCAACTCGCGGAAACCCTGACCGCCAACTCCCGTGCCGAAGAGAAAACAAAGCGCGAAGCGGTTGCGAAAGTACATGGCGATATCGTGGCTAACGCGCTGTCTGGCGATGCGCTGGACGCGATGTTCAAGTCGCTGGGTGAAGCTGCTCCGCTGGGCACCAACAACGCACAGCAACACAAAGAAACCGGCGCACCAGCCGCAGACGAACACTTCAAGTAAGGAGCCGGAATAATGCCACGTTATCGTCGCGTTAATATCGACGGTCAGTCTCTGTACAAGACCGAAACCCGCACTACGGCCGCCGCGCTGCTTCCCGGTACTGCGGCAACTATCAACTCATCCGATAAATTCGCTCAGGCCACCGCGCTAACCGGTCGCCTGTACATCATCGATGTCGGTTATCACCAGGGCCTGACTATCACTGAATCAATCCCTGCCGGTGATTCGGCTGTCGGCAACTACGTCGAAGAAGGCCGCGAGCTGGCGCTGCGTTGCCTGCCCGGTGCCTATAAGAAAGACAGCCCGATCAAGCTGGGAACTGCCGGTCAGTTCACCCTTGCCACCTCCGACACTGATTCAGTGATCGGCTACAGCCAGGATGAATACACCATCGCGGCCAGCACCACCGACTTCATTCGCGTGCGCATGCGCGTTGGCACTGTCGCCGCAGCTGGCGCGTAACAAAAGGACAAACACATATGTATTTCTCTAAAGAGACGCTGGCGACTAACTCCCGCCTCGGAGGGCACTGGAGCGAACTGTGGGCAAACCGCAACATGTGGAACCTGCAGAACGATTCCATCATTGCGGCTAACCGCGCAATCATGACGCCTGACATGCTGGCTTGTAACGCTGTTGGCGGTTTCTCCCGTGACTTCTGGGCTGAGATTGACAACCAGGTGCTGCAACTGCGCGATCAGGAAGTTGGCATGGAAATCGTGAACGACCTGATCGGCGTTCAGACCGTGCTGCCGGTCGGTAAAACCGCCAAGCTTTATAACGTGGTTGGCGACATCGCTGACGACGTGTCAGTAAGCATCGATGGTCAGGCGCCGTTCTCCTTCGACCACACTGACTACGCGAGCGACGGCGATCCGATTCCGGTGTTCACTGCTGGTTACGGTGTTAACTGGCGTCATGCTGCTGGCCTGAACTCTGTAGGCATTGATCTTGTGCTGGACTCGCAGATGGCTAAGATGCGTAAGTTCAACCAGAAGCGCGTCAACTACTACCTGAACGGCGATTCAAAAATTCATGTTCAGTCATATCCGGCGCAGGGCATCAAGAACCACCGTCACACCAAGAAGATTAACCTTGGATCTGGTGCTGGTGGTGCGAATATCGACCTGACTACCGCTGACATGACAGCGATCTTCGCGTTCTTCGGTAAAGGCGCATTCGGCACCACTGCACGCACTAACAAAGTCGCTGCATACGATGTGATGTGGGTTTCCCCGGAAATCTGGGCAAACCTGGCGCAGCCGTACGTGGTTAACGGCGTTGTAAGCGGAACTGTACTGCAGGCGGTGCTGCCGTTCGCGCCGGTAAAAGAAATCCGCATGAGCTTCGCACTGAGTGGTAACGAGTTTATCGCGTACGTTCGTCGCCGTGACGTGATCTCTCCACTGGTGGGTATGGCCGTCGGTGTTGTGCCACTGCCGCGCCCACTGCCTAACGTTAACTACAACTTCCAGATTATGTCTGCTGAAGGTCTGCAAATCACCGCAGACGATCAGGGCCTGTCTGGCGTTGTCTACGGCGCTAACCTGGCGTAAGGAAACAGCATGGCTAAATACGAAGTTGTGCGCCCATGGTTCGGCGTGAAGGTAGGGCAGGTGGTGGAGTTGAAAGAGCTTCACCCGGCGCTGAAGTCTAACGTCCGGCCCATGAATGGTGAGGCAGGCGGAGAACTTACCCCGTCGACGCCTGATGCCGGTACCGGTGAGAAATCTCGCAAAGAGATTATTCAGGGCCGCCTTACTGAACTGGGCATTGAGTTCAAAGGCAACCTGGGCGCTGAAAGGCTCAGTGAGCTGTTGCCGGATGGCGAACTCGAAAAGCTTTTCCCTGCTGAATAACAGCCGCCGCTAAGGCGGTTTTTTTATGCCCCGCTCCGGCGGGGTATTTCACGGAGTCGATAATGGTAACTCTCGAACAGGCGAAGGAATATCTGGAGAGCCAGGGAATTACCATTCCCGATTTTGTTCTTCAGGCTCTCGTCGACCAGGCCAACAGCATTCAGGAGTGTCTCGATGCGCATTATCCTGCATCGACCGCGCTGCTGATTCAGCTCTATCTACTGGCGCTTATGGGGCTCGGGCAGGGGGATAAGTACATCTCCAGCCAGACAGCTCCAAGCGGGGCGTCTCGCTCGTTCCGGTATCAATCGTTTACCGATCGCTGGAAAGCATCAGTGAACCTGCTGCGCGGGCTGGATAAGTACGGCTGCGCCACTGCCCTTATTCCTGCTGACCCTACCGCCGCCCCGGCATTTGCTGGTATCTGGATCGGGAAGGGCGGCTGTATGTGCGGGGGTAAGTGATGACGTACAAATCAGTTAAGCACGGCCTGCCGCGTTCTTTCACCCGCGTCTGGGTGATGACCGACACCGGGCGGGAGACTACCGGCTACGTTAAGTCGGACGGCGAGTGGCATATCAACTGTGAGCGCATCCGGGCGACCGGCGCCAAGGTGCTGAGCTGGAAGGAGGGCTGATGTCGTCTACTGCTTCATGGTCATACAACAAGCCATGCACGATATGGCGTAAGGGTGCTGGCGGTAATGACGAGTGGGGCGATCCTGTCGACCCATACGAACCGCCTGAAACCATCATGTGCGACTACATCGGCGGCCTGTCTGCAAAGCTCGGCTCCATCGGTAAAGAGGTTGTCGTAAAAAACACCTTCTTCACGGCTTACGCTCTGGCCGATGAGGGTGATTACATCCTCATTGGTGTGAGCACTGAACCAGACCCTGTCGTGGCCGGTGCCGATGAGGTTCGTCACGTGACGCGCTGGAACGATACTCTAGACGGCCTGGAAGATGACTGGGCGATAATTACGGGAGTGTAGCAATGGGGATCAAAGTTCGCGGCGCGGCACGTGTTGAGCGCAATATTGACCGAATTCTGAATGATATTCAGGGTCGAAAAATCATTCGAGCGCTCCAGTCGGCGATGATTCTGGGGGCGGCAAGAGCGGCGCTCTACACACCGATCGACACCTCAGCACTTTTAAATAGCCAGTTTCGCGAAATCGTAACTGACGGAGCAGTAATCACAGGCAGGGTGGGTTACTCGACCAACTATGCCGTTTATGTTCATGACCCGGCCAACCCGCAGAGGTTCCGTCGCTCAACTGCTAAAAAGGAATTCCTCACTCTTGGGTTTGAAGAGGAGCGATCTGCCATCGATGATGTTGTGCGTAAGGAGCTTTCACTATGACACCCATGATGCACGAACGGGTGCGAAATATGTTCGGCGACGCCGGTCTAACGACCGGTTTCACGGTGCAACAGCTGATGTTTGATGACCCAGGTGACATGTCGAAGGCGATCATGGTGTTCAGGCCAAACGGCGGCTCGAATATCCGTACAGACCTCGGCTCTGAGTATCACGTCCTGGTCGACGTAGTAGGCGCAAAAGATAAGCGCAAAGACGCACTCAATGCCGTACAGCGCATCGTCGATTACGTCCAGGCCAACCCCATGGCTGACGAGTGTGTCGGCTACATCCAGAACATGGGCGCAATTCCCGCGCCGGTGCTCACAGAAGAAGGGCGAATAGTCTTCCGATTGCAATTTGCATGCACGTTTGGCGACTAGCCATTCCCAACCAAATAACCCGCTCCGGCGGGTTTTCTTTTATACGTCAAAGAGGAGTTTCACATGGCTAATTGCCAGAACTCGAACGAGCGCCTGTTCGGCGGTGCGGTCGTGCTGGAAGTCGCCGATGGCTGCCCGGACGTCAAGCCACTTGAATCTGAGTGGAAGGCGCTGGCTGCTGGTACGTCGAAAGGCTTCGACTTCAACCCGAACTCGGTTACCTCTGATGCGGATGACGGCGGCGGCTATGTCGAGACCATCATCACCAACAGTGACTTCACGATCAGCTTCGAGGGAGAGGTTCGTAAGAAGGATAAGCTCGATCAGTATGGCATTGGTAAATTCATTACCTACTTCGCTACCGAGTTGAAAGCGAAACGCCAACCAGGTCTGTGGGTAAGGATGGATTATGGCCCGGTTGAGTTCGTTGGTTATATGAATATCAGCGCACTCAGCTCAGACGGGGGTAGTAACGACATCGTCACGTTCTCAACCGAGTTCAAAGTCGGTGACGCGAGCACTATTGAAGTGAACGAAATCACTGCAGTTGCTGTGACTGGCGTGACGGTAACCCCGACAACCAGCACCGGCACGGCGGGCGGTACCAGCACCTTCACGGTGAACATCGCACCAACCGGTGCAACCAACAAAGACTTCACTGTAGCGACTACCGACGCGACCAAAGCAACGGCCACCGCATCCGGCAACACCGTTACCGTGACGCGTGTCGCCACCGGTAGCGCGCAGATCATCATCAACACCGAAGACGGCAACTTTGTGGCCGTGCATACGGTTACCGTTACGTAACGGACATTCCAAAGGGCGGCGTGCTGCCCTTGATAATGACCGCTAAACGGAATTGACCCATGATCCCATTAAAAGAAATTGGCGAATTCCTTATTGCTGCTGGCGAAAAGGAATACTTTTTCCGTCCATCGTTTATCAATATGACTCGAATAGGCGAGCCAAAAGATATCGTTACTGCTTTCTATGATCTTCATCATGATGAAGTATCAGATCTTATAAGGTCGGCCATCAATGCCTATGGATTGGTGCCTGAGTGGCTCATTCAGCATATAAGAACAACCAGTTATGGGAAAAAAGCAATTATGGCTGCAATGACGGTGCTTTCATCCTGTTGCGACACAGACGTTACCCCATTGATTGGTGAGCTACGCATAGCCAAAACCAAAGGAAAGCCATTCAAACTCCGGCATGGGGCAATGGATGAGTTTGATATGGTTGTGATTGCGCAAGCACTAATAACGCACGGCGTTATTGGGAAAGCCAGGATAAGAAAGCTACAGCGCCATGAGAATACCAGCACGACATCTGAATTTAATGCATTCGAGTATATCAGCGCAGCCAGAAATCATTTTGGTGTGAGTCGGGATGAGGCGGAGCAGCTTACTATGACTGAGTTTCAGTATTTAATTGCTGCCAAATACCCGGACCAGAAAGGGTTTACCAGGGAAGAATATGACTCAATAGCAGAGGATTATTTAGCCAAAAAAGCAAGAAGAGTGTCGATGGCTCAGCAGGCGGCATGAGCTGTTCATTACAGTAACCTCGCTCAGGCGGGGTTTTTTATTGCCCGGAGATTAGATTATGGCTGGTACTGTCAGCGCTGGAACGATTGTTTATGAAGTTGACATGGACACCGCTGGGATCCTTCAGGGACGCCGGGATATTGATGCCGCGTTGAATGGGCTCAACGGTAGCATGGGCCGACTTGAAGCGGGATTGAACCGCACTGAGCGATCCCTGTCTTCGATTGAAGGCACTATGTCCAGCTTAACCGGCGTCGCGAAAGCGCTTATTGCTGCTCTTTCTGTCCAACAAGTTGGCGCATATGCCCAGGCATGGCAGGACCTCAGCAATAAGCTTGCGAACGCCGTCAGGGATTCCGTACCGCCGTTTGAAACACTGGCTGATGTTACAGAGCGAGTTTTTGACATCTCTCAAAAAACTCGCTCAGGTCTCGATGCCACGGCCACTCTCTATGCACGTCTCGAGCGATCAACACGGAGTTATGGTGTCAGTGTTGATGACATTACCAGGCTGACAACCATTATTAACCAGGGTTTCGTGGTCTCAGGGGCAACAGCCGAGGAGGCAAGTAACGCAATCATTCAGCTTGCTCAGGGTCTGGCGTCCGGCGCTTTAAGAGGTGATGAATTTAACTCTGTGAACGAGCAGGGTAACCGGCTCATGATTGCTCTTGCTGACTCCATGAATGTCAGCATTGGGGCACTCAGAAACATGGCTGCCGAGGGCAAGTTAACCACTGATGTGATCGTGAATGGATTGCTCTCTCAGGGCGATAAAATTGGGCAGGAGTTCGCTAAAACTACCGCCACGATCAGCCAGTCTCTTGAAATTGCCAACAACAATATCACGAAATTCTTTGGCGAGAATGCCACTGTAAAAACTGGCGTCAAAATATTCAGTGACTCAGTCATTTCTCTAAGTGAAAACCTGGGCGTTCTAAGCACTACACTCACGATTGTTGCCGGCGTAATGGGTTCGCGGTATGTCGGTGCGCTGACTATGGCTACCTCAGCGAAAATCGCTGATATCGCAGCATCCCGTCAGCAGGTTGCAGCAGACAATCAGACGGCACAGGCTGCTCTGGTAGCCGCTAATTCTGCTCAGCGTAAGGCTCTGGCTGATAAAGAGGCCGCTCTTTCGTCTCTCGCGCTGGCCCAGGCTGAGTATAACGTGGCAAAAGGTAGCGCTGCTGAAATGTTAGCGCTTGATGCCCTAATAGCTGCAAAAACTCGGGCGACCACCGTATCTCTCGCTCTTGCTGAGGCTGAAACAGTCCAGGCTGCCGCATCAGCAAGAGCGGCGGCAGCGGCACGTGCAGCATCTGTTGGTATTGGTCTTGCTCGTAATGCTCTTGCCCTCATAGGTGGTCCAGCGGGGGCGGCTATGCTTGCTGCCGGAGCTATCTTCTATTTCTGGCAGAAAGCTCAACAGGCAAAAGAGGAGGCTATCGCCTTCGCCGATGGTCTGGATAAGCTCAACGCCGCCATGAATGCAATGTCGAACACGCAGCTGCGTGGGGCTATTGCAGATGCCAATAATTCTATTCGAGCTCAGAAAGAGGATGTAGCAGATCTGCAGAGTGAAGTTGACTCGCTGAGAGACAGATATCAGAACTTTACCCCGGCAGCGCAGGAAGTTGCTGAATCTATGGGGCAAGGTGCTGATTTCGCCCGTCAACAGGCGGAGGTGTCTGATGAACTGGCGCGTAAGACGCGAGATCTTGAGGCCGCAAAGGATAAATTATCCCGGACAGAAGAAACTGCGTCAGAGGCGACACGCACACTCACGAACAACATGCTTACGGCGATGGGCGTTCATGATCAACTCATCGAAAAATCCTGGTCTCTCGAGCAAGTTCAGGGTGCGGTAGCGAAAGCCTTTGGTGATACAGCTGATGAAATAAACCGGGCCAATCAGGCAGGGAAGAATTTTGATCCGAAAGCACTGCAAATTTCTCCGGCCACGAAAGAGGGCGATAAGCTCATCCTCAATCTTGAGGAGCAAAACGAACTTCTTAAAATTCAGGATGAGCGACAAAGAGCCGTTGTTAAAGCTCAAATGCAAGCCGCCAAGGTAACTGATAACAAGAATCAGATATCATCAGCTGGAAAGCTTGCTGGAGAAAACTACGACCTGCAAAAGGCCGAAGAAGCCAGAAAAAAAGCTCAACAAGAGAGTGAGCAACAGGGGAAAAAATCAGCGTCTTCTGCTGAATCTGTTGCTCAGAAGCTGGCGAACCTGAAGCAGCAAGCCGAACTGGCGGCGGGGTCAACTCAAGAACTCAGCAGAGAGCAGGCCATGCTTAATGCCGAACAATCTCTTGGGAAAGGCGCAACTCAGGCCCAGATCGCACAACCCCGTCAGTATGCTGCAGAGAAATGGGATACGGCCAATGCCATCAAGGCCGAGGCAGCCGCGCAGAAGCTTCTACCAGAAGCGCGCGAAAACGCCAGCTATAAGCAGGATGTTGATGACCTGAAAACCGCTTTGGCGGCCAAGAAGATTAGCCAGGAGCAGTACGACAAAACTGCTGAGCGGCTTGAGGCCAATCATCAGGCGAATTTGGCGAAGATACGAGCTCAACAGGTTGTAACCCCGCAGCAGTCCGCTAAGGGTGAGGTAGATCCGGTTCAGAGGCTTGCTAACCAGCACGCTCAAGAGTTGGCGTTAATCCAGCAGTTTGAAAGCCAGAAGGGGCAGCTAACCCAGCGAGGCCTTGAACTGACGAATGCGGCCAACAGGAAGTATGAGCAGGAGAGGATTGCAGCTCAATGGGAGATATTCAGAAACCAAAATGCCGGGACGGAAGCGCTGGCTGCTTCAATCGACGCGCTGGCAGGAAATGCTTCCAACGCGTTAACGGGAATTATCACCGGTAGCATGACGGCCAGTGATGCAATGCGCTCTCTTGGTAGCACGGTTCTCAACAGCCTGGTTAATACCTTCGTGCAAATGGGCGTGGAGTGGGTCAAGTCAGCAATTATGGGATCGGCGGCACAGACATCGGCCATTGGAACCGTAACGGCAGTTCAGACTGCAGCGACTGGTGTTCAGACGGCGACGAGTGTTGCTGCAGCTGGGACAGTGGCGGCGGCATGGACCCCGGCGGCGATCCTTTCCTCAATAGCCTCAATGGGTACGGCGGCGGCGATCGGTCTCGGCGCGGTAGCGGGCGTTATTGGCGCTAACTTGCTCGGCAAGCGTAAGAATGGCGGCCCTGTATCGGCTGGCGGGATGTATCAGGTCGGCGAAGGCGGCATGCCTGAGATTTACCAGGCCAGCACCGGAAAGCAGTACATGATTCCGGGCGACAACGGCAAGGTGATCAGCAATAAGGATATGCAAGGCAGCGGAGGAATAAACGTTGTTTTAAACGTTCAGAACTATAACGGTTCATCAGTGGATGCGCAGGCAAGCTCTGATGGCAGTGGAGGTCTTACCATCGATATGGTCATAGCCGATCTGAATAATGGTGGGCCAATGAGCCAGGGGATAACCACCAACTTCAACGTCAAACGCACGCCAAGGGGGCAGGGCTGATGCCAATTATCGACTATCCCGACTGGCTGCCGCTGGCGCAGAAGGCCAGCAAAAACATGACGCTCGATACCGGGTTCCAGACCGATCAGCCAGCGGTCGGCCCGGCTATCTTCGAGAATCAAACCGACGACCTGAAGGTGACCTGGTCACTTACGTGGATATTCACGCTGGCGCAGGAGCGCGCATTCCAGCAATGGTTGCGCAGCCCGAACTATCTCAACCGTGGCCTGAACTGGTTCCGGATGAATATCAACCTGGGTGGTAGTGGCCTGCAATTGCAGGAGCTTCATTTTACGCAGATGCCGGTGCAAACCAGTATCGACGGCGGGGTGGTGACCTGGACGGGGACCGTTATTGCGAACCACCTCTACAACGCCGACGACGAATTCGACGACATCATTGTTGAGCTGCCGCCGCCGTGGGATTCGTGGCTGGATATCGTTGTCACTGGTTATCCGGATGGGCGCGATCCGGAATCACTACCGAGGATGCCGTAATGCCGAGCTTCAGGGAGTATAAACAGCAGCGCCCGACGCGCGGTCTGTACGACACCATCACGTTCTACCATCCATCCTTTGGCTATGTGCGCCTGGTCGATAAGCAGTTCTTCCCGAAGACCCTTGGCGGCCAGACGTACACGCCAGCGCGCTTTGAAATCGAAGAGAGTCAGCAGAGCGGAACGCCGGTGATAGACGCGACGGTGAAGCTTGGGCGGCTGTCGTCGGATATCAAAGCGCTGATGAAGCAGTGGAAGGGAACGGCCCGTCTGACGGCCATCACGGCCACCAGGCAGATCTTCGACAGCGGCGACGTGTCGGTACCGATTAAGTCCTGGCAGCTCTACGTCAAAACGGTCGACATCGACGCCGACGCCGCATCGGTCACTCTGTCTGTGACCAACCCGCTCAATAATAATATTGGAAAATTATACGATCCCCGCGAATACACTGGACTCCAGTACCTATAAGGCACGCGCATGACTAAAGATGAATTTATCCGGCGGTTTATCGGCGTGCCGTGGGCTAACCGGGCCTGCTCGTTCGAGAAGGTGGATTGCTGGGGCTTGTGCGTGCTGTATTACCGGCACGTTCTCGGAATTGAGCTGCACCAGACGCCGGACTACGAAGCCGGTGAGGACTTCTTCACCTGCTATCAGGGTGATGTTGTTTTCTGGCGCCCGGTCGATAAGCCGGTCGAGGGCGGGATATTCGTCGGGTATCGCGGCGCGCAACCGGCACATGTTGGTCTGGTGCTGAACAGGCAGGCACTGCACTCGCGTGGCGAGAACGGAAGCGTACGCATGGACTCGTTGCTGGTCATTCAGCGGGCATTTACAAAGGTGGAGTATTTTTCGTATGGCGTTGATTGAACTCCAGCGTTTCCCGGGAACGCCAAAAGAACGCTACAGGGTGCCAAATGGCACCCTTTTTTATGACTGGCTTGCGGCCAATGACGCTACCTTTCACCGCGATCTACTGATCGTCCGCAACGGCGTAAAGTTGGGTGATGACGACGAACTGGCGTTTGAACTGAGCGAACTGGACAACGTCCAGATTTTCGACCAGCCAAAGGGTATCGTCGGGGACATCCTGAGCCCGATCTTTAAAGTGGTGGGGCAGGTATTTTCGTTCCTGGCGCCGAAGCCAGCCATCGCCAACAACGGCGGTAATACCGTCGACTCGCCGAACAATAGCCTGACCGGTCAGACAAACACTGCGCGTGTTTACAAGGCAAAGCCGGACATCTACGGCCAGATTCGTTCGTTTCCGGACCTGATCCAGGAATCGGTTTTCGAATACGTTCACCAGACGTCTACGGATGGCGGCCTGAAGTACGTCACCGAGTGGATGTGCGTCGGGATCGGCAAATACGATTACGAGTCTGTTCGCTACTCAGAATCGAGTCTTGGCTCTTTGGCCGGTGCTGAATTCCAGTTCTTCCAGCCTGGCGAGGTAATCCCTCAGATCGTAGAGGGCTACGGGTTCGATGACGTTGACGGTCAGGAGGTTCCCGGGCAAAACGAAGCCAGCGATTTCCCTGTCGAAACAGCAACGGCAACCACTGTAGTCAGCGGCACGTATTCCGGCGGCCAGATTGCGATGAAAATCAAAAAGCAGGCCGAGTTCGATTACTTCATGGGCCTGATTCTGCCGCACGCTGTGACTTTCACCATCAACGTGACATACAGCACTGCATCCGGCAGCGTTACCACTGACGCGACATTCTCAGGCACGCTGATCTCCGCCGTTGAAACTAACGACGGTGCAGTGGTGAATCCGGTGCGCTGGTACACGTTTACGATGAACCAGCTGGAGGGGCCGCAGGATATCCCGGCGAATGCCACGATCAACACCACGAAGTTCATCCTCAACGACAATGAGGCACTGGTGGTCGGCCCGTTCTTCTCCCCGGTCGAGTCGACGCAGCTGTGGTTGCATACGCAATCCAGCCTGGGCGGGAAGAAAGAGACGAACTGGAAAGTTGTCATCTGGAAAATCGACGACGACTACAACCAGGTTCCGGGCACGCAGCAGACCTTCACGTACAGGCAGACGACGCCGCACCAGTCGACCAGCGAAGTGTTCTACCGCACCGACAAAATCACGCCGACCGGTGGCTTCGGGAAGTACGCGGTCAGCTTCCAGCGCACGGACAACTCCGGCGACGCATCACTGCTGAAGGTCGAAGAGATCCACAGCATCAACATCCGTACGAATGTCGTTCACCCGACCGACACGCTGGTACGGGTGAAGGTGAGGGCGACCGAGAACGCTCTTGGCAGCCGCGAGCGCAAATATAACGCGCTGGTGACGCGCCACACCATCACGTACGACCTTGACACACAGGCGGTGGATTACACGCTGCGGCCGTCGCGATCGTTTGCTGATGCGGTAGCTCACACATGGCTGATTATGGGTGAGCAGCCCGTTAGCAGCATTGACCTGTACGGGCTGTACTCAATCGCCGAAAGCCTGCCTGATGAACGGCTGGGTTACTTCGACTACACGTTTGACGATGAGAATGACTCTCTCGGTGACCGTGTCCAGGCGATCTGCAATGCGGCTTCAGTGGTAGCGTACTGGGATGACGGCGTGCTGACGTTCACCAGGGATCAGAAAGTTGATTACCCGGCGGCCGTATTCAACCGGGCCAACATGAAGACGGACGAGTACAAAATGACGTACGAGGCTACTCTTCCTGGCGGCTACGACGGCGTGCAGGTGTCCTACGTTCACCCAACCACGAACAACAAGACGTACATTAACTACCAGGTCCTGAACGGCTCTATCGTCGAGCAGGAAGCTGAGAACCCGAACAAACTGGAGATCGTCGGTTTTCGTAACGAGTACCAGGCACGGGAGCGCGCGCTGCGCGAAACTAAACGCCTGATCTACTCCAGGGTGAAGATGAACGCCAAAGTGTTTGAGGATGGAATCATTCAGGTTGGAAGCGTCATTCAGATGCCTGACATCTACGACAGTAACCAGCAACAGGGATACATCACCGGTCGTGCCGGGAATAACTTCGATACCAGCGAGCCGATCACGTTTACTGGTTCGATGTATGTGCTGGTGACCGACAGTCTGGGTAATCCCACGTTGCGCTATCCGGCGACAGCCCGCAGCGACACGAAATACGGATTCACCGCGGCAATACCCAACATTCAGCTCAACATATGGAACGGAGAAACTGTGCAGCTCCCGTCACGCTATCTCATTGCGACAGTGGAGGAACTGGACAGTCAGCTATGGACAGTCAACAGCATCAAGCCGAACACCGATAACACGGTATCTCTTACAGTCGCGGAATACAGCGACGCCATCTATCAATAAGAACCGTCCCGACCAACCAGACCCGGCCACCGCGCCGGGCTTTTTTATGGAATAAATATGGCCACGCAACCAACCAATCTGCCAGTACCAAGCGAATCTCCGTTCGATTTCAAATTTAACGCAGGGAAAATTGACGAGTTCGTCACTTCGATGGGATGGACCTACACTGATCGCTTTGATCAGAAGCACTACACCATCGAGGGCATCAATTACCTCGCGCAGCAGGCCATGAGCGCCTTCGGTTACGTTATCCTTACCGGGAAGACCTTCACCACCGGCGCGACAATCAACAACCCGAATGAGGTGCTGCTGAACACCGCCGACGGTGAGTATTACAAATGGACTGGTTCCTTTGCCTCCGGCCCGAAAGTGGTTCCAGCTAACTCAACCCCAGCCAGCACTGGTGGTATTGCGCCTGGGGCGTGGATTGGGGTAGGGGATTCTTCTCTGCGTGCTGCGCTGGCGGCTACAGGCGGGGCTGGGTTGGTTGGATTGTCGGTAGGATCTGTCTATCCTGCTGGTACAGTCGGTTCTGCCATTCAATACCGCACTCCTCAGATGTATGGTATTGAACCAAGCACCACAAACATCATTGGCTCCGGTCTGGATGCTATGTTTGCCGCCGGAGGGGATATTCGTTTCGAGAAGCCAGGGACATACATCACTGATAGAACATGGGTACTTAGAAGCGGAACCCGCTTGTGGGTTGGTCAAGGAGTAACAATCAAGCTTGCTAACGCTTCAAACGTACCGGTATTTAAGAATTACGCCTATGCCAACTCGGGAACAAATGACTCCTTCATAGAAATTTGGGGGCCAGGCACAATCGACTATAATGGCGCAAACCAGACTGTTGTCGGTCTTGGATCTATGGCGTCAATCCTTAAAGGAATAAGCAGCCTTAAAATTGGCGGTGGTATTAAAGTTATTAATGCCAACAAATATGCCTGGCTGATATGTAACATCACCTATCTCACGGTAGATGGTCTTAATTTTGACACTATCAGCGACGGCCTGCACTGCCAGCCACCAATCCGCCATGCCTACATTCGTAATCTTAAGGGGAAAACTGGCGATGATATGCTGGCATTTACTATCGGTGATTATGCTAACTATAACATTAGCGAACCAGGAGATTTTTCAAATATTGATGTTGCCGGGTTATTCTGCGAAAGCTCGTTATGCGCTGTGAAAATGACCGGTGATGGCACGGGTAACTTTGTCCGCTTCCGTGTTTCAGGAATCTATGGTGACACCCTGCACTCTGTTTTCCGCATATGGGGTGATACTAATCTGACGAAAACGATTGTTAAAAATCTTACTATAGAGGACATATATGCAATCCCAGGGGCAGCGTACAGCACTGTAGAAATTGATGACAGAGGTTTTGGTGCATCAGGTTACAGTATTGAGATTGACGAAATTCATATTAAGAATGTTTATTCTACAAATATAACTCTTGAAACTGTCAGATTTGCTGGTAGCTTCGGTTCTGTGATACATAATGCGATTCTTGATGGGTTGCCGAGGAGTGCAATTATTGCGTTTGGTGTTAATAACACAACTACTGCTGTTGACAATTTGACCGTAAAAAATGGAAATATTATTTTCCCTGATAATGCAAATGCGGCGGTTGTTGTAAATCGTGGAACAATTACGAACTTGAACATTGAAGATGTAGTGTGCAATTTTGTAAGCACAAACTATGGACAGGTCGCTAGATTGATAGCAGGTTGTACTGTGACGCGGTCTAACTGGGTCAATGTATATCAACTGCGTGGTCAGCGCGGGTGGAACCACATTACATCGGCAATGACTGGCAGAACAGAACTTAACCTAGTTAACTATACCTGCGATGGTGATGGACGTATCGCCCAGATAACTGGATCAACACTTACCATTAGGATGTCTAACTGTCGTCGCATTAATGATAGCGGCGCTCAGACTGCGTTCTTCGCAAGCGGCGGAACTATAACCCTTTCTGGTAGTATTGAAACCGGTTATAACACAATAGGAGCAAACTCTGGCGGTGTAATTAAAACCACGCCAGGCGTTCACAATATCCCATGTAACGTTGATCTTCTTACGTCTGTGGATGGTGCAAGCGTACATAATCTAAACGCCTCTCTTTCCTGTGGGGCTGGAAGGATATTGGTGCAAACCAAGGTATGGAAAAACCTTTTCTCTGGGGCTACATATACGAGCACAATCTAATCTAAAGGGCCATGGAAGGCCAAGCTAGTAAGCGTGACATATCAGATGAGACTGATTCAAATTTGAGGTATCATCTGGATATTTGACAGTTAAGGAATGTTAATGAAAACTTCACGCCGTAAACTTCTTGGTCTATTGCCCGCTACACTACTGCTTGGTGGATCGGCGGTCGCTAGCAACAAGAAGGTAAAGAAAGATTCATCATCGTTAAAAGAGGAAGGATTCCTAACCCCGCAGTTATACGGCATTGAGCCTGGTGAAAAGGTTTATGGCGAACAAATGGCAAAGCTGATCTCTTCAGGTGGAGATATTCGCTTTATCAAGCCTGGAGTTTATCTGACTGACAGAACATTGGTAATACCATCCTCTACTAGAATTTGGATTGGGAATGGAGTCACATTAAAACTTGCAGATAACTCAAATTGCAATATTTTTCAGAATTACGCATACCATGAGAATTCAGAAAAGCCAGACCAAACAATCGAAATTGCTGGTTCTGGTGAAATTGATTTCAATGGTAAAAACCAAAAAACATCTAACCTTACACACATGTGCAATATTTTAAAAAATATAGAGAACCTATATATTGGTGGGGGGTTAAAAGTCTTAAATGCGAATAAATACGCATGGCTGGTCGCTAAAATAGGTAATCTTACCGTTGATGGACTTAAGTTTGATACCTTTTCTGACGGTCTGCACTGTCAGCCACCAATCAAAAATGCCTATATACGAAATCTTAAAGGTAAAACTGGCGATGATATGCTAGCTTTTACTATCGGAGATTATGCAAATTATGATATTTCCGAACCTGGCGACTTCTCAAATGTTGATGTATCGGGATTGTACTGCGACTCAGCATTGTGCGCAGTTAAAATAACCGGTAATGATATTGGTGTTTTCGATAAATTCCGTATAACGGGGATCTACGGCAACACAAAGCATGCAGTATTTAGAGTCTGGGGTGATACAAATTTACTGAGCACGACTGTAAGGAGTCTTACTGTAGAAGATATCCACGCTATTCCTGCTGATGGATATCCAGTGGTTGATATTGATGATAGAAACTTTGCTTCAGGAAAGTTTGGTATAGAAATACAAAATGCAACATTCAGGAATATATACAATTCAAGCGTTAATGAACAAACTATTCGTATTAGCAGCACCGTTGGCACCAAGATTCACAATCTTTATATTGAGAACCCACCCCGCAAAACGATTTGCATTGTAGGAGTTAATCATAAAACTTCAGTTATAGGCAATCTTACTGTATGCAATGGATACACTGATTTCATAGATAATTCAAATAGTAGCATTGTTCTCAATAGAGGAACCATTGAGCGAATTGTCATTGATAACTACAAGGCGAAATTTCAAAATACTAAAAACGGATGTATCGCTAGGATGATTGGTGATTGTAGGGTTGATGAGGCCATTTTTAGCGGAGTATTACAAGAGAACGGTGTAAGCGGGTGGATAAACATTAACTCAGGAATGTCTACAGCAAGCAATCTAAATGTTATAAACTATACTTGCAATGGCAGAGGCAGGATTGCACAAGTATTATCATCTAAGCTTTTTTTGAAAATAACTAATACAAAAGTAATCAATGGGAATCCATCAGATAAAATATTTTACGTCAAAGGTGGGGAGATTACAATTTCAGGTGATGTAGATTGTGATTACAACACAATTGCTGCTGATAATGGAGGTGTAATCAGCACAAGGCCTGGAATTAATAATATCTGCTGTGACGTTTCATTGTTAAAAGCAAAAGAATCATCAGTTGTGATTAACACGAATAATTCTCTCCCCTGCGGGCTTGGTTTGGTTGTGTTCTCAGGTAACACATGGAAAAACTTAGCAACTGGGAGCGAATTTAAGATTAATAAATAATTCCCTTAAAAATTAAACGGTCAGGCCCGCAAAAGTGGGCTTTATGTTTAACTCTTGATTTCTTGACCTTACAAGTTATGCTGTATATGCATACAGTTATCTTGTGAGGTGATTATGCTACGCACAGCAGACATACATGCCGCCTTTGTAGCGGTCTCAGAGCCATCCCTTCCTCCTTCTGCAAATATCGTTGAAACGCAGGAAGGCTTTGATGTCATTGATAAAGCATTGTCATTCAATCGCGGAGATACATTGCTGATCTGGTTTTGCGGCCGCCAGCAGCACGCCTATTGGGCGGGTAGCGCGCTTATCACGGATGATGGCGAAGCCATCGAAGGAGATGCGCTGGATGACGTTCGCCTGGTTGGTGTGGTAACTCACACCATTAGCCCTGTGTGGGTAGACGACAATCCGGTGATGTGATGTTTGCCCTGGTGGATGTGAACTCGTTTTATGCGAGCTGCGAGACGGTATTCAGGCCTGATTTGTGGGGAAAGCCGGTTGTCGTGCTATCCAATAATGACGGCTGTGTGATCGCCCGCTCTGCTGAAGCCAAAAAGCTCGGCATTAAAATGGGTGACCCGTACTTCAAGTGCAAGGACTACTTCCGGCAGCATGGCGTGGTTTGCTTCAGCTCCAATTACGAGCTTTACGCCGACATGAGCAACCGGGTGATGACCACGCTCGAGGAAATGAGTCCTAGGGTGGAAATATACTCAATCGATGAGGCTTTTTGTGATCTGACCGGTGTGCGTAACTGCCGCGTTCTGGAAGAGTTCGGTCACGAGCTGAAAGATGCGGTGCGCAGGAATACCGGCCTTGCCGTAGGTGTGGGAATTGCTCAGACAAAGACGCTGGCAAAGCTCGCCAATCACGCTGCAAAAACATGGAAGGCCACTGGCGGCGTTGTGGACCTGTCGAACGTCGATCGCCAACGTAAGTTGATGGCATTGCTGCCAGTAGAAGAGGTTTGGGGAGTTGGCCGACGTATCAGCAAGAAGTTGGAAGCGATGGGCATCAAAACCGTGCTCGGCCTGGCGGACACGCATATTGCCGTGATTCGTAAACACTTCAACGTTGTTCTGGAGAGAACGGTACGAGAGTTGCGCGGCGAACCATGTCTCGAACTGGAAGAGTTCGCGCCGGTTAAGCAGGAAATCGTCTGCAGCCGGTCATTCGGCGAGCGCGTTACCGAGTACGAACAGATGCGGCAGGCAATCTGCAGCTATGCCGCGCGCGGCGCAGAGAAGCTACGCGGGGAGCATCAGTATTGCCGGTACATATCGGCGTTTGTGAAAACGTCACCATTTGCCCTGAACGAACCATATTACGGCAACAGTGCATCCGTGAAGCTGCTGACTCCGACGCAGGACAGTCGCGATATCATCAACGCCGCTACCAGATGCCTGGATGTTATCTGGAAGGATGGACACCGGTACCAGAAAGCGGGGATCATGCTCGGCGACTTCTTCAGCCAGGGAGTTGCTCAGCTGAACCTGTTCGACGACAGTGCGCCACGAGCTGGTAGTGAAAAGTTAATGGAGGTACTGGATCACCTGAATGCAAAGGATGGAAAGGGCACGCTGTATTTTGCTGGGCAGGGTATACAGCAGAATTGGCAGATGAAGCGTGAAATGCTGTCGCCTCGTTACACTACGAGATTTTCAGATTTGCTTGTTGTCCGATAA